GGAGGGTATGATGCTATATCTACTTCTCGTGGTATGTCTACTAGTACAGCAAACTATAAGAAACCCTTATCAGAACTAACTGTTAACGATGTTAGAGAACTACAACGACGTGAAGGACTTAAAGCAGGAGCTTACCAAATTGATTTACGTACCTTACTTCATTATGAAGGTAAAGGTTGGATAGATCCTGAGGAAACTTTTACACCAGAATTACAAGATAGAATCAAACGATGGGAACTTTGGAGAACATCGGGTGAGTTCGAAGCTATTGATGCCAATGGTAGTCTTGTGTCTATCCCTGGATTAGGTCAGAACACCAATGACTGGGAAGCTTTAGATCCTGAAAAAGATCAGCAAATAAAATTAGCTTTAGCTAAAAGTACTAACATTAATGCAGGTCAGCTTAAAGACATATTCGGAGGACTAACTTAATGGATTCAGCTAGCGTATTTAATAAAGTTCTTCAAGAAGACGAAGCTCGTAAGCAAGCTGAACTTGAAGAGAAAAGAAAACAAGAGCAACTTAATACTGAAGCTGAAGCAGCCGCAGCTCCGAAGGATGTTAAGGATTATAACTTAGGTGACAACATCAAAGAAGGTGCTGGAGCTATAGTAGGTGGTGGTATAGATATTGTTAATAGTGTAGGTTCACTTCCTAAATTATTTGACAAGAGATTCTATCAAGCAACTGATCCTGAGAATCCTTATGAATTTGATGCACCGTGGATTATCAAAGCAAAACCAATTACTCGTACAAGATGGGGTGGCTTCATACGTGGAGGCACAGAGCTTATAGGAGGTATGATTGGTACTGGTAAGGTACTATGGGGAATCAAAGGTCTTAAAGGATTAGCTACTGCAGCAAGAGCGACTCGTGTAGGACGTGTAGGTTTAGGTGCTATACAAGGTGGAACTTATGATGTTATTAGTAATCAATCACAAGAACAGAACTTAGCTAGGACTCTTATTGACATTAAACCTCAATGGGCAGGGGTACTTAACCCTATTGCTACAAAAGAGGATATGTCACCAGCCCTTAAATCAGTCTATAATGTAGGTGAAGGATTAGGTATTGGAGGTCTTTTTGATGTTGCAATTGAAGCAGGTGGATGGGGATTACGATCCTATTCTATTTCTTCAAAGAAAGCAGCTAAGAAAATTTCTAAGAACCAAGATCCTATTGCTAAAGCAGTAGATGATAGTAGTGATGTAGACTATGGTAGTAAGACTCTTAAGATTGAAGTTGAAGCTAGGAAAGCATATGAACGTAGCCTCTATAGGAAATTAAAGAACAAAGGTAAAGTAGATACTGATATTACTACATGGCGTAAAAAGACCAGAGCCTTTGATAACTTACCTAAAGAGAAGCAACAAGATCTTATGCAGCTATATGCTGATAAGAATGATTTAGATTGGGGATCATATCGTGATATGAACCTCAGAGCTACAAGACAGAATAAAGCAAATAAAGACTTAGCAATTGAACAACTTGAGTTCGATTTATCTACAGGAACACCAAGAGAGAACCCAGCTTATTATAAAGGTGGGGACGTAACAGACAATCAGGCTCTCAGCAGCTCCTCTATGCCCGTCAAAGGCGTGAGAGATATGATGGAGATACGTAATAACTTTAGTCAGAAATACGGCTCTCCTAGGGGCACTCTGACGGAGGCATTTATTAGACGTGCTACCTATGGTAAGCCTGGTATGTTAACTCAAGAACGTAACTCCTTAGCTAAAGTACTACAAGCAGATCCTGCTTATCAGAAAATACATGGTACAACTGCTTCAAAAGCTATTGAAGAAGACATAGCTAGTGCAGGTGCTGACTTGATTAGATTTGTTAGTGAGTCTGGTAACAGTCGTCTGATTGATGTACCACAAGAAGATGTTATTAAATACATCAGATCTAAAGATCCTGATAAGGAGACAATCATTGAAGGATTTAAATCATCAATAGATGGTTTAGGAAGTCTTAATAGAGCACAGCTTGTAGCTACAGATACAATACTTGGACAACTCTTATATGAATCTAGAGATTTAGCTAAGGCTGCACTGAGTGTTGCAGATGAAGTAGACATCTTAGCTGATGGTTCTATGTTAGATGGTATCCTTGCACGTTATGCAGACGTAGCTAGGTTACGTAAGGAGACTAGTTTACTATCTAGTTTTGAATTGAAGAAGTTTAAATCACAAGGTAAACTTAAAGATACTATAGATGCAGCTGATATACGAGGCAAGGCTTCGGATGCTGCAGCTGAAGAAGTAACTACCTTTAAACAACTACTGAAAAGTGATATTGATGACGACTTATTAGAATCTTTCATACACTTCACTGCTACTGGTAACGGTAATAAGCAGACTTGGAAGGATATGCAAACATTCTTTAACCGTAAACTACATGGTTATAGAGAAGGATCTAAGTATCAACGTAATGCTATACTAAATGAACTCCAAACAATGGGTGTTAATAGTATGTTATCTGGTCCTAAAACACCAGTACGAGCATTAGTAGGTACAGGGTTACAGACTGTTATGAGACCAGTTGCTACTATATTAGGTAGTGTTGGTAAGAGTAATGATCGTGTAACTAAAGGTGCTTTCCAAACCCTTGGTGCAATGGTAGAAGCTAGGCATGATGCATGGCGTAAAGCTGTAGCTGATTTCCAGTCATACAATATACATGAAGAAGGGTGGAGAGGCTTTACAAACTCTACTGCTGACCAAGAATGGCAAGGTATGATGAAATACTTTGATGAATTTGGTACAGATGGTGAGAAAGCTTCAGCACTATTTGCTAATTCCTTACGAGAAATAAATAGATTACCTATCTTTAACTATGGTACTAGGGTGATGAAATCCTTAGATACATATTTCACACAGCTTATAGCTAGAGGAAGAGTTAGGCAATTAGCTTTCGATGATGTATGGACTAGAGCAACTGAGACAGGTGAGATTCTATCTGATACAGATCTTGATAACTTAGTAAGAGCTTCTGAAGTAGACTTTGAAGGAAAAGTCTTCAGTGCTGATGGTCAGATAACAGATGAAATGGTTAAGTTTTCAGCTGATGAAGCTAAACTAACAGCAGAACTAACTGGTTTTGCTAAAGATTTAGATAAAGTATTTGAGAAACAACCATTCCTTAGACCATTCTTCCTGTTCGCTAGGACTGGTGTGAATGCTCTATATATGACTTCTAAGTATACTCCAGGTATAAACCGTATCATAAAAGAGAACGTCGATATAATGACTAAGGCTTTTGATGATCCTGTAATGATTAAGTATGGTATCAAGAGTCAAGCTGACCTTGAAATAGCTCAATCAGTCATACGTGGTCGTGAAGCAATTGGTTATGGTGTAGTATCTACAGCTGCTTTGATGGCATTAAATGGCCAAATAACAGGTAACGGACCTCCTGATAGAGGACTAAGGAATAGCTGGATACAAAGCGGTAAGTGGCAACCTAGATCTATTAAGATTGGTGGTGCTTATGTTAGTTATGAAGCCTTAGAACCTTTCAATATGTTCTTTAGTTTTGCTGCTGACGTAGTAGATGCACAGAAAGTAATGGGTGATGAGTGGGCTGCTAATGAATTTGGTAAGCTTTCTTATCTAATAAGTGCTAACGTAACAAATAAAACCTTCCTAGCAGGACTATTACAACTACAAGATCTCTTAACAAGCCAAGGTAACGATGCTCCTAGAGTTGCAGCTAACTTTGTTAACAACCAAATACCACTATCTGGTATGAGGAATGAAATAGGTAAGCTACTTTCTCCAGGTATGAGAGAACTAGAGTCTGGATTCTTCCAGAGTATAGGTAATAGAAACCTCTGGGCTGATGTTATTACTCCCGGAGAGATGCTACCGTATAGGTATGACATTTTAAATGGTGAAAAAATAAGGGATTGGGACCCTGTAACAAGGTTTGTTAATGGTGTACTGCCTTTTAACATCAATGTTGGTACTAACCGTACCAGAGAATTGCTAATGAGAAGCGGTATAAACCTTAAACAAACCTTTAATACTGGTCCAAATGGAGAATCTTTAGAAGGTAATCCAGATATTAAAGCCAAATATCAGTTCTATATGGGACAACAGAACATAGAAGCTCAATTAGAAAAAGCTTTATCACCTCAATTAGTGGAATCTATCCAGTCAATGGAGAGGAAAAGAGACCAAGGTATGGTCTTTGATGCTAGGAAAGGTGGTGTTCATGCACCTATTATTGAACAAATATTTAGAACTGCTAAGACTAATGCTTGGCAGATGCTACTACAAGATCCTAAGATAGGTGGTAGAGCTGATAGATTAGGCTATCTACACAAACTACGTGCTCTAGGTGATCAAAAACGAATCATCGGAGATGACGCAGGATCTATGAATGTATACAAACAAATTGAAAAATTAGAAAAGAAACCTATTAAATAACCCGCCCGATCACTTTACACAATAGCGTAAATGGCTGTAACACAAGTTAATTACACAGGGAATGGTTCTACAACGAACTATTCATTTACATTTCCATATTTAGACAAGACCGACGTCAAGGTAAGAATTGACGGTACGATCCAAAACACAACTGAATACTCATTCGCCAACGCTACAACGATCGCAATGGACTCAGCCCCAGCAAATGGGGCTAAAGTCGTTATCCTTAGGGATACTAATGTTGACAGTAAGAAAGGAACCTTTTATGCTGGTTCCGCTATTAAGGCA